GAAAAATCAATCCTTGACAAACTAGGAGAAAAAAGTATAAATTGGGAGTATCTCGGAAACAACTATAATAACGAGATAAATCGAATAACTTATGAGGAGGTTATTGATGATACAAGACCTATACAAAGCAAAAAGGTCCTTGGAGTTGAAGTGGGAACAGGAGCATCTAGATAATAATAGATACACTCTTGAAATGGTCAGAATTGATGACAAAGTTAAAGAGGTCATTACAAAGATCAAGCTGGAAGAAGCAGCTATTGCTCACAGGCAGAATAGCGTTGAAGGCGCTGCTCCACAAGTTTCTGTAGCTACTTAATCAAAAGCTACATCGCTGAAATCGCACTTTCTTTACGGGCTCTCTTGCACTCTACTAAAATCTAATATATAAATAAATTACTATATAAATTAATTAGAACATAGACGCGTATAGTCGACGGCCTAGAGACTATGTTCGGAAACTAGGAGGATATAATTATGGCAAACACTACATTTACAGGACCGGTACGATCAGAAAACGGTTTTGAAGTAATAACTAAAAACACATCAACAGGTGCTCTTACATCTACAATGAGTCTTAAAGAATTCACTGCAACTATTACAGTTGCTAATGGTGATACTACAGGAAAAGAAACTTCTATTCAAATTCCTACAAACTTTATTCCATTAGGAATTGGTGTCGTAGTAACAACTGCATCAGTTAATGCAGTTAACTTAGTTGATATTGGAACAGACGCTGATACAGACGGTTATGTTGACGGAGCTTCTTTAGCTCTTAACACAACTGGTTGGAAAGGTTTCTTAGGATGCAATGGTGCACTAGGTATGTCTGGTTTTGCACCAGGAGTAGCTGGTTTAGCTGGAGACGAAGTTGAGTTAGTTGTTTCAGGTGATCCAGGTGGAGATACTGTAATTGTTCTAAAAATATTTGGAATTGATTCAACATCTGACACACAATAATAAATAATTAATTTAGTGTGGGCCTTTGAGTTCACACTAAATTTAAGGAGAATAAAATTATGTCAATAACATCAAAAGTTAGACAATCGGTAATTCTGGCAGCAGATGGACAAGTACAGTCATTAGTAGGTGGTTCAGCAACCAATATTACTAAAGCAAATATTATGACTGTATTTGCAATGTCAAGCGCAGCTGATGGAGAAGTAAAACTTTATAATGAAATAGGAAGTGGTGTAACTGCTTCTAAATTAATTTTTCATGGTAAGTTTGGTACAGCAGCGAATCACGTGCATGAGTTTAAAATACCAGGAGCTGGTATTTATGCTGACACTGGAATATATGCAGATTTAACTAACGTAGACTTTTTTTATATAGTCGGAACATTTTAGAGGATTAGCCAATGGCGAATACTACTTCCTCATCATATTCATTTGATCAGGATTTCTCAATAGATGAAATCATTGCAGATGCTTATGAACGTCTTGGTTTAGTTGGTACAGCAGGACATCAATTAAAAACTGCAAGAAGATCATTAAACATTCTTTTTCAAGAATGGGGTAATAGAGGAATACACTTTTGGGAAGTAGGAAATACTAATATTAATTTAGTTGCAGGTTCAACAACTAATATTGATGCTACAGCTGAAGGATCTGGTGTATATACTTTTTATAGAAACTCTACAGACGTGCCGGGAGGTGGAGAGCCACCACAAGCAACTACAGTTCCGGTAGCAAATGTTTATGGTATATCAGATATTTTAAATGTTACTTATCGACAAAATTATAACACAACTTCTCAGTCAGATATTGGTTTAACAAAAGTTGCTAGAGATTCTTATTCTGCAACAGCTAATAAAGCATCTAATGGAACGCCTTCACAATTTTGGGTACAAAGATTTATAGATAAAGTTACGATTACAGTTTACCCTTTACCAAATGCAACTGCTGCAGATAATTTTTTAAATGTTTATTACGTAAAAAGAATTCAAGATGCAGGAGCATACACTAACGCAAGTGATACACCTTTTAGATTTGTACCATGTATGATTTCAGGATTATCTTATTACTTATCTATGAAGTTTGCACCACAACGAACACAGGAGATGAAGTTGTTGTACGAGGATGAATTAGCTAGAGCATTGTCTGAAGATGGTTCTGCAGCTAGCACGTTTATTACTCCGAAGACATACTATCCAAATATATAATGGCTAGATTTGCAAAAGGTAGTAGAGCATTAGCAATCTCTGACAGATCAGGGGCAGCTTTTCCATATAGAGAAATGGTTAAAGAGTGGACTGGTGCGTGGGTACATAGATCAGAATTTGAACCTAAACAACCACAACTACAACCACATCCAGTAGCATCTGATCCACAAGGATTAATGCATGCAAGACCTGCAAGAGTTGAGTTTCCTACATTAGATGTTTTACCAAATAATCCTTTTCAAACGTATCAAGTAGGTTCAGCTATTGTAAACGTTTTATTACCAGGTCATGGTTATACAACAGGTGATGTAAAAAGATTTAGAGGTTCACCAGGAACAGCAGGTGCTTTTAGCACTCCGAATGGAGTAGGAGGAATAACAGGATCTACAATTGCAAAAGCTGCTGGATATACTATAACTGTAGGAAAATATATTAACGGTGCTACAAATACAAATGGGTCTAACGGAACAGATTGGTTTCATTTTAGTGCTGATACAAACGCAACAAGTGTTGTAAACGGAGGAGGAGGATACCCAGTCTCAGTTGGACCGGTAACCTTAGAAGCATAATGGCTGGATATACATACGCAAATTTAACAACAGATATTAGAAACTATACAGAAGTAGACGCTAACGTGTTTACTGCTGCTGTTATAAATAGATTTATAGAAAATGCAGAACACAGAATTAATTTAGATATTCCAATGGATTCAGACAGAATTCAAGCAGAAGCACAATTTGCTACAGATTTTAATAGTATTACAGTTCCAACAAAAGCTTTATTTATAAGAGGTGTTCAAGTATTTAATTCAACAAGTGCTACTACAGGTGAAGGAGTATGGTTAGAAAGACGTGATCAAACTTTTATAACCGAGTATGTAGGAGAGCTTACAGGTACTGAAGGAGGTACCGCAGGTCAAGATACAACAGGACTTCCTAAATATTACTCTATGTTTGGTGGGGCTACAACAGGAACTAATACTGCCACATCAGGAGCTATATTTGTTGCTCCTACACCAGATCAAAATTACAAATACATTATTCATTATAATGCTCAACCAACTGGTTTAGAGACAAATACTGATGGAACTTATGTAAGTAATTACTTTCCACAAGGTCTATTATATGCATGTCTAGTAGAAGCTTTTATGTTTTTAAAAGGTCCACAAGACATGTTGACACTATATGAAAATAGATATAAAACTGAACTACAAAAGTTTGCAGCGATGCAAGTTGGAAGAAGAAGACGAGACGATTACACGGATGGAACAATAAGAATACCAATCGAGTCAGCGCCTCAGTAATTAGGAGAAAAAATTTATGACAATATCATCAGCAATTTGTAATAGTTTTAAACAAGAAATTTTAGTTGGTACACACAATTTTACAGCATCGTCTGGAAACAGTTTTAAAATAGCTTTATATCAAAGTGATGCATCTTTAGGTGCAGGAACTACAGCGTATTCTACTTCAGAAGAAATAACTAACACATCAGGATCAGCTTATACAGCTGGTGGAAAAGTAATTACAAGTGTTACTCCAGCTTTAGATGGATCAACAGCTTGTTGTGATTTTGCAGACGTAAGTTTTACTTCTGCTTCTTTTACAGCTAACGGTTGTTTAATATATAACGATACACAATCAGACAAAGCATGTGCAGTAATTGCTTTTGGTGGTGACAAAACTGTATCAAGCGGAACTTTTACAATTCAATTTCCAACAGCAGACGCATCTAACGCAATTATTCGTATAGCGTAAGGAGGATCTCCTTATGGCATCAACCTGGGGCAATAATACTTGGGGATCCAACGAGTGGGCCGATGACACAATTACTGTTATTCTATCAGGTCAATCATCAACATCATCAGTAGGTTCTCTAGAAGCTTTCAATGAAGAAGGTTGGGGTAGACAAGAATGGGGTAATTCTGGTTGGGGTGTTGAATACGCTGTTTCTCTTTCTGGTCAATCAGCAACTTCTGCAAATGGAAGTTTAACCACTTTTGATACACAAACTGTTTCATTAACAGGTGTTAGTTCAACCGCAAATGTTGGTTCTCCTACTTTAGATTTAACTTCTGTTATAGCTTTAACAGGTCAAGGAGCTACATCTCAATTAGGTGATTTTGATAATGCAGGAACTTTAGTTGGTTGGGGTAGAAATGGTTGGGGTGAAGAGCCTTACGGAGATTCATTTAATAAATTAGTTCAACCAGCAGGGTTAAGTGCTACTGCTTCTAATGGTAGTTTAACTTTAGATTTAACTTCTGTAATAATTCCAACAGGTCAAAGTGCTACGTCAAGTGTTGGTGCTTTAACTTTAGATTTAACTTCTGTAATATCTCCTACAGGTCAAAGTGCTACAACAAGTGTAGGTTCTTTAACCACAGAAATTGGTCAAACTTTAACAGGTCAATCTGCTACATCGGCAGTTGGTGGAATAATTCTTGATGCATTAACCGAGCAACCAACAGGACAAGAAGCAACTTCTGCAGTAGGTGATTTAACAGTTGGCGTAGGAATTCCATTAACTGGTGTATCAGCTACATCTTCTGTAGGATCTTTAGTTTCAGAAATAGGAGTTCCGTTATCCGGGGTTAGTGCTACATCAGCAGTTGGTACAATATCTCCTACACCTATGACAATAGGATTAACAGGACAATTAGCAACATCTAGTGTTGGTACAGGAGTAGCTTTCCCAGGCACCTATGAAAAACTTGATCCTAAAACAAGTACAGGGTATACACCTGAAACACCAAAAACGTCAGTTAGTGGTTACTCAACTAAGACGCCAAAGAATACAACAGGGTACGCAACTAAAACTCCTGCATAATTATGTTTGACTTAAAACTAAATAACCAATATAAATAAGAACAATTAGGAGATTAAATAATGGCTTCAACATACACACCTCTTGGCATAGAGCTAATGGCTACCGGTGAAAACGCTGGTACTTGGGGAACAAAAACAAATACGAATTTAAATATCATAGAGCAAATCTCTGGTGGTTATAAAGTACAGACTTTAAATGCAGCAGGAGCAGGAGCCAATACTACAGCACTAACAGAAGCAGATGGTGCGACAGGAGCTACAGTTGCAACAAGAATAATTGTTCTTGGTGCAGAATCTCCACAAACAATTTCAGGAAATAAAATAGTAACTTTTCCAGTAGGTGTAGAAAACTTTTATCTTATTAAAAACAGCACATCAGGTGCAAACACAGTTCAATTAAAAGCAGCTTCGGGTTCAGGTGCAACAGTAACATGGTCAGCAACTGAAAAAAGTTGGAAGCTTGTATATTTTGATGGTGTAGCAACTAACACAGGTGTTTATGAAATAGCTTTAGCTTCACCTCCAGGTGGATCAAACACAGAAGTTCAATTCAATAACTCAGGATCATTTGGTGGTTCTGAAAATTTAGCATGGGATGGAAGTAATTTACAGATTGGTGATCAAGGTGATCTAAGATTAGGTGATGCAGACAATTCTCATTACATAGCTTTACAAGCTCCCTCTACAGTTGCATCTAATGTAACTTTAACTTTCCCTGCAACAGACGGGGATGCAGATCAATTTTTACAAACAAATGGTTCAGGTGTTTTATCTTGGACTGCAGTTTCAGGTGGCACAGACTGGCAAGCAGTAAAAACTTCTGGTTTTACAGCAGTAGCTGGTGAAGGTTATTTTATTAATACTACAGGTGGTGCAATAGAGATGGATCTACCTGCAGGAAGTATTGGTGACGAAATAGCGTTTGTTGATTATGCAGGAACATTTGACACTAACGCATTAACAATTGATCAAAACGGAACAGAAAAAATTGCAGGATCAACGGATCCTTTAACAGTATCAACAGAAAGAGCAGCAAATACTTTAGTGTATGTCGACGGTACTCAAGGCTGGCTTCTAAAGAATAATTAAGGAGCTTAAATGGCAGCCTACAAAACATTAAAAGGCCAATCAATAAGACAGGTCGCTCAAGATCCAACTAATCCTTTACTAGGAGAAATTTGGTACAATACAACTCTTGGAGCTTTAAAAGGATATCAAACAATTAGTGCTGCTTGGGCAAGTGGTGGTAATTTAGGAAGTGCTAGAGATGGTTTAGCAGGGGCTGGATTACAAACTGCGGGTTTAGCTTTTGGAGGAGATCAGGTGCCCCCTGCTGTTTCTGCAAAAACAGAAGAATATAACGGATCGTCTTGGTCAGAACAAAACGACTTGTCTACAGCAAGAAATATATTAGGGGGAGCTGGTACACAAACTGCTGGATTAGCCTTTGGTGGAACGACACCAGGTGCTACAAATGCAACTGAAGAATATGGTGGAACTAGTTGGACATCTGGTGGAAATTTAGGAACTGGAAGATATTTTCTTACAGGCGCAGGAACTCAAACAGCAGGTTTAGCTATTGGAGGTTCTCCACCTGCTTCAGCTGGTTTAACTAACACTGAAGAATACAATGGATCATCTTGGACAGCAGGAGGAGCTTTACCTGCATCAAGAAGAAGTAGCGCAGCGTGTGGTACACAAACAGCAGGTTTAAATTTTGGTGGAAAAGGATCAGGTGCTCCATCTGAAGCAAATACAACGGAAGAATATGACGGATCAAGTTGGACAAGTGGGGGAACTTTAAATACAGCTAGAAGAACACTTGCAGGAGCAGGAAGTCAAACTGCTGCTTTAGGTATGGCTGGTTATCCTCCTAATAGAACCGACTGTGAAAAATATAATGGTACTTCTTGGTCAATAACTGCAAGTATGTCTACAGCAAGACGTTATACGGCAGGATGTGGAACACAAGCAGCAGGTTTAGGTTTTGGAGGATATGCTCCAGGTGGCAAAACAAATGCTACCGAAGAATTTACAGATACGTTCAACGCAGCAAGGACACTAACAACAAGTTAAAATTATGAGCACATATAAAAATTTAATAGGAAAAGACGTAAACTTTTTAAGCACTGATCCAGACAACTCGCAAGCTGAAGGACAGATCTGGTATAATTCTACGTCTAACGTTTTTAAAGATTTAATTGTTGGTGAAGCGTGGTCAGCTAGTGCAGCATTACTTAATCCTGGATATGCACGTGGGGGAGCAGGAGCTTCTCAAACAGATGGAATGATTTTTGGTGGACAAAATCCTGATGGATATCTTAATACTACAAATGAATATAATGGAAGTGGTTTTTCTGCTGGAGGAAATTTAAATACTGCTAAAGCAGGACTAAGTGGAGCAGGAACTGTTCCAGCAGGTTTAGCATTTGGAGGAAGAACTAGTCCTACAGCATTTTTAAATGAATCAGAAGAATATAACGGTTCTTCTTGGACTGAAGGAAATAATTTAAACACAGCCAGAGCTTATATGGGTGAAGCAGGCACACAAACCGCAGCTGTTGCCGTAGGAGGTTTTAGTAATCCTCCTAATACAAAACATGCTGTAGTAGAACAATATAATGGTACTTCTTGGAGTGAAACAGGAAGTGATTATCCAGGAAATATGTATGATCTTCAAGGTGCAGGAACACTAACTGCAGCTGTATTTGCAGGAGGAACACCTGGTTCTCCTCCTTATGCACCAGGTTTAACAACAGAATACAATGGTTCTACTTTTACAACTGCAGCTACTATGGGAACAGCAGCTTATAATGCTGGAATGTTTGGAACTCAAACAAGCGCAATTTTTGCAGGTGGAGTTAATGATTCCGTTTCTCCAATAGCTACTAGTCAAAAATATGATGGAACTACTTGGACAACTACTCCAAGTTTAGCATCAGCTAGAAATGCATTAGGTGCTTTTGGTGCAGATGCTACCGCTGGTTTAATGGGAGGTGGTGTTCCTGTTACGGATACAACACAAGAATTTACAAGATCAATAAACATCATTACAGGTGGTGCATGGGCATCAGGTGGTAATATGGGAACAGCCAGATACACTGCAGGAGATTGCGGAGTATACAATGCAGGTCTTGTTTTTGGTGGTAACCCATCTAGTGCGCCTTACACAAATAACTCTACTGAAGAATACGGTGGAACATCTTGGACAGCTGGAGGAAATTTAC